AGATGCTTCTAATAAAGTAAACATAGAAGATTATAAAGGTTATACAGCTTATATTGGTGTAGATTTAGGAGCAACATCTGATTTAACAGCAGTTTCAATTCTTATTCCAACAAAAGATAAAATTGTTTATAAGGTTCATTATTATTTACCAGAATCAGCATTAGAAGAAAAACCAGATAAAGAGTTATATAAACTATGAAAACAGCAAGGTTATCTAACTGTTACAGCTGGTAATGTTACAGACTATGATTATATAACTAATGATATTGTAGCAATTAAAAAAACTCTTAACCTAGCTAAAGTATTCTATGATCCTTATAATGCAACTCAATGAGCAATACAATGTACAGAGCTTGGATTACCATTAGAGCAATACGGACAAAACATAGCAAATTTTAACCGACCAACAAAAGAACTTGAAAGATTAATATTATCTAATAATGTTGTTATTGATAATAATGAGATTAATAGATTCTGCTTTAGTAATGTAACCATAAAAGCAGATCATAATGGTAATGTTAAACCAGTTAAAAATGTAGATCGAAAAAAAATAGATGGAGTTATAGCTATGTTAATGGCTTTAGGTGGATATTTATTAACACCAAAATATAGTAATACTATTTAATAAAAATAAAATGGGAATATTTTATAGAAATAAAGAATTAAAACGATTAGAAGAATCAGAAGTTATACAAGAAGAAAGATCTGCAACATCATTTGCTTTACCATATTCAGGTGTAACTGATAGGGCATCATCAGCAGCTCTTAGACTTAGTACAGTGTATAGATGTGTTGAAGTAATAAGTTCTTCAGTAGCACAATTACCAATAGATTTATTTACTGTAGATACTGGTGGTTATAAATTAAAAAATATAGATCATCCAGTATCAATACTTCTAGGTACAGAACCTAATGAATTAATGACACGATATAACTTTATAAAAGTTATTGTAGCAACTATACTATTAAGAGGTAATGCTTATGCTTTAATAGTTAGAAATAAACAAACGCAAGTTCCAGAAAGCTTAGAACTTTTAAGTACTGATAGAGTAGAAATAAAAGGTAATAAGTATTTTTTAGACAAAAAACCAATCAATTCAGCTAATATACTTCATTTTTTAAATTATTCAGATGATGGAATTAATGGTATATCTGTATTACAACACGCTAGAAATACTATTGATTTATCTACTAATTCAGAAACTCACGCTGCTGGTTTCTTCAAAAATGGAGCTAATGTATCTGGAATATTACAAGTACAAGGATCATTAAATAAAGAACAAAAAGAAGATATTAAAACAAGCTGACAAAATACATTTGATCCAGTAACAGGAACACCTAATGGAATTGCAGTTCTAGAAGGAAATATGGATTTTAGTCCAATCTCTATTAATCCTTCAGATGCTCAATTACTTGAAACTCGGCAGTTCAATGTAATTGATGTATGTAGATTTTTTGGTGTATCTCCAGTTAAAGCATTTGATTTATCTAAATCATCTTATTCTACAGTTGAAGCTACACAATTAGCATTCTTAACAGATACTCTTGCTCCTTTAATGGAAAACATAGAGTTAGAATTAGAAAGAAAACTATTGCTACCATCTGAAAGAATGAAGTATGATATTAAATTTAATGTAGATGCTTTACTAAGAGTAGATAAAAATAGTCTTGCTGATTATTATAGCAAACTATTTAATATTGGTGCTATTACAATTAATGAAATCAGAAAAGAGTTAGATTTACCTAAGTTAGATAATGGAGATAAAAACTTTTTACAGGTTAATGTACAAAGTGTAGATAATATTATTAATCAAATAAATAATAAAAATGAATAAAGAACAGAGAAGTATAACATCTGAACTTAGACTATCTACTGATAATAGACTGGTTGAAGGTTATGCATTACTCTTTAATACAGAAAGTAGAGATCTAGGTGGTTTTACAGAAATAATTGAACCTGAATCTTTAAATGGAGTAATAGATAGATCAGATGTTTTTTGTGTGCTTAATCACCAAAACGAAAGAGGTATTTTAGCTAGAAGTAAAAATGGTTCTGGTTCATTAATATTAGAAGTAGATGAAACTGGTTTAAAATATTTATTTGAAGCTCCTAATACAGCTTTAGGTGATGAACTTTTAGAATACTTGAAAAGAGGTGATATTACTGGTTCTTCTTTTGCTTTTGTAGTAAAAGAAGATAAATGAGAAAATAGAGATGGATCATATCTTAGAAGGATAAAATCTTTTGATCTATTATTTGATGTTTCTCCAGTTTTTAATCCAGCTTATGAAGAAACTACTGTAGCTAAAAGATCTCTTGATAATATCTTAGAAGAACAAAGAAATGTTGAAGAAGCTATTAAAGCTACTGAAGAACAAGCTAAGAAAGAAGAGTTAGATAACTATATTAAAAACCTTAGAGAATCTATAAAATAATGAAGGAACAAAACCTATTACAGTTGATTGATTTGAGAAATCAGACAAATGAAAAATTAAACTCATTAATTAATACAGCTGAAAAAGAAACAAGAAAGTTAAATGAAGATGAGAACAATGAATTTGTAAAACTTTCAGATGAACTTAGAGAATTAAATTCACAAATAAATAACAAAGAAGAAATTAAACCTATTATTATGGAAAATTTTTCATTACTTAAAACAATTAACAACGTAGTTAATAAAAGAGCACAAAACGAAGCAGTTCAAGAATTGATTAACTTAGGAAAAGAAGAACTAAGAAAATCTGGACAAACATTTAATGGTGATGTAGTAATACCTATGGAACTTAGAGCAGATATAGTTGCTGCTTCTGGAGCTGGTATAGCAAAAGATACTACTGATCTTGTTACATCATTAAAATCTAACTTAGTAGCTTTAAAAGCTGGTGCTAGTTATATGGGTGGTTTAACTGGAAATGTAGGTATTCCTACTTATACTGGAACTACTGTAGCTTGGGCTGGTGAAGTATTACCTTCTGCTGATGGAGCTGGTGCATTAGCTGAAATTATGCTTAAACCTAAAAGATTAACTGCATTTGTAGATGTATCTAAACAATTCTTAATGCAAGAATCTGCTGATGCTGAAAGAATATTAAGAGAAGAAATAACACAAGCAATTTCTGCAAAATTAGAAGCTACTATTTTTGGTACAGCTGCTGGTTCTGATACACAACCTGCTGGACTTTTAAACGGAGTTGTTGCTGGAGCTATTGTAGCTGAAGAAGTAGATATGGATATGGATGAATTAAACGTACAAAATAAAGTCTATGTTCTTTCTCCTAAAGCTAAAGCTGCTTATAGAGCTTTTGCATTGCCTACAGGAGTAAATGCTGTATATAATGGAGATGAAATCTTCGGAAATCCAGTATTTGTAACTACAGCTGTTGCTGATGGTGGTATGGTTGCTGGTGATTTTTCTGATTTAGTAATTGCACAATGAGGTGGACTTGATATTACAGTTGATCCATATTCTCAAGCAACTAATGGTAAAGTAAGACTTATAGTTAATGCTTATTTTGATGCTGCTAAACGTAGAGATTCAATAGTTGGTAAAATTTTAGCTTAATAATTATGTTATCAATATCTGAAGTAAAACAGCATCTTAATATAGATGAATCATTTACTACAGATGATAATTATATAGAATCTTTAATTTTAGTTGCTAAAGAAGCTATAGAGCACGAAATTAATAATACAATAGATAGTTTAGTAGTGGATGGTATTTTTCCATCTACTATTAAACATTCTATGTTGTTATTAATTGGTAACTGATATTTAAATAGAGAACCTATAGCTTATTCATCTGTAAGTAAAATACCTTATACATTAGATTTACTTTTATCTGTAAATAAGAATTATAAATACTAATACTATGATAGCTGGAAAATTAAATGAAAAAATTACTGTTGTTAAGTCTACTATTAGTAGGAACAGTTATGGAGCTTCTTCTACCAGCTGATATGATTCTTATGTTACTAGAGCTTCTATTAAACAAAATAATGGAACTAAAGATGTAGTAAACAATGAAGTTTTTGTTCATTATACTGTAGAATTTGAAGTCAGATATTATAATCAGATTGATGAATTAGACAGAATTAGATGGAACAATAAACTTTATCAAATAGAATCTATTGTATCAGAGAGATTAAGAAATCGTAAAATAATAATAACAACTTTAGTTAATGAATAATGCAGTTGAAGTAGATGCCAAACAAGTTATTAATATGTTTGCTGAACTTGATAAAAAGAATCAGAAGAAAGTGTATAGAGATGCACTTAGGAAAGCTTCAGGTATTCTTATAAAGCAAACTAGAACTAATTTAAAGGGTATCATTAAAAGCTCAATCACGAAGAAAAGTAAAAAAACTAGTAAATCATTATCATCTGGAGTTAAAACTTCAATAGACAGAGAAGCTACACAAGCTACTGTTCATATTATGGGAGATTTTAGATTGAAGTTTTTTGAAAAAGGAACTTCACTTAGAAGAACCAGAAAAGGATTTAATAGAGGACAAATACAACCAAAGTATTTCTTTAGAGCTGCTAAAACAACTACAGAAACAGAAGTATTTTCCAGTATGGAGAAAATAATTACTGAATCAATAATAAGAGTTAATAATAAATACAAAGGATAATGATTAAAATTGGACAGACAATAAACAATATACTATCTAATGATGCTAATGTTACACAAATAGTTGGTAATAAAATATATCCAATGGTTGCTGATACTGGAACTACATTTCCTTTTATAGTTTATAAGAAAAGCTCTTATACTCCAATATACACAAAAGATGGTATTTCAAATAAATCAGCAACAGTTGAAATTATTATAGCAGCAGAGGATTATGAAACTAGTGTAAACCTAGCTGATATTGTTTTTATAGCTATTTCAGCTAAAGATAGAAAATTTAGACTAGTTAGTAACACAGAAGATTATATAGAAGAAACATTTATACAAAACTTAATATTTAAAATAGAAAAATAATGGCAAACGAAATAATTAAAGGTTCAGATCTAATGGTTTTTCAAGGTGGTAAATCTCTTGCTTATGCTACCAACTGTAGCTTAAAATTAGGATCTACAACTGCATCAATTAGTTCAAAAGATCACGGAAAATGAGAAGCAACAAAACCAGTTAAATTTAATTGGGAAATGAGTTCAGAGAACTTATATACTGAAGAGGATTTTGGTACTTTGTTTAATGCTTGGAAAGCTGGATTACCAGTTGATATAGTATTTGACTTAGCTAAAGAATCTGAAACAGCAACAGATCCTGATGGTGATGGTACTGTAGCTCCAGAACTTGGATGGACACCTAAAGGTGGTGTAGGTAGTAAAGGATTAAAAGGTAAAGCTTATATCACTTCAATAGATGTAAATGCACCTGATGGAGATAATGCAACATATTCAGTAACCTTTATGGGAGCTGGTGAACTTTCTCCTAATGTAACAGTATAACTAATATAAAGGGGGGGAGAATAATTTCTCTCTCCTTTTTTTAAATAAATATTATTATGATAAAAATAAATGATATAGAATATAAATTAAAGTACACACTAAGAGCTTTATTTATATATGAAAGAATAACTGGTAAATCTTTTAAGTTTGAAGGATTATATTCAGAATATTTACTTTTCTTTTCTGTTTTAGTTGCAAATAATCCAGAATTTACAATAACATTTGATGAATTTATAAATATATGTGATGAAGATCCTAAATTATTTAATGAGTTTAGAGAATGGTTTATTGCTGAATTAGAAAAACAATCTTTATATAGATCAGAAGAAGATACTAAAGAAGGTGAAACTTCTGATACAAAAAAAAAGAATTAACAATAACAGAACTATATAGTATAGCTGTAATTGAATTAGGTATCTCACCAGAATATTTTTTGGATAAGATGCAACATTATGAAATACCAGCATTAGTAAAAGGAATTAATTTAAAGCATAAAGAAAGTTGGGAACAGACAAGGTTCATCAGTTATATTACTGCACAAGTTAATTCAACAAAAAAATTAAAACCTACTGATATATTACAGTTTAGTTGAGATGTTGATATTAAAGAAACAAAGATCAGTAATGAAGATATAGAGAGATTAAGAAATAAAAGTAAACAATTTGAAAATAATATATAATGGCTGATTTAATTACAACAATTAAAGTAAACAGTTCACAATTTGATAATTCAATAAAGGAATCTACTAATCAGATTAGGAAATTTGAAGCTGAAACTAAAAAAACAGGTGGATCTGTTGGTAGTTTTGAAGGTAAATTAGGAGGTTTAGCAATGGGTGGGCTAACTAAACTTGCTGGAGGTTTAGGAGTAGCATTTACTGCAACAGAGATTTTTAATGATATTATACAAAGTACTCAAGGAACAGCAGATGCATTTGAAGTTACTATAGGAGCTACTAGAGATACAGTTGATCAATTTTTTAAAGCAATATCTTCTGGAGATTTTACAAACTTCACTAATGGATTAGATGATATTTTTAGTAGAGCAAAAACAGCTAGAGAAGAGTTAGATCAATTATGAAATACACTAAATGCTGTAGGTTTAGCACAAACTAAAGCAACTACAAAACAATTGAAAGGCAAAGATATTGCTAATGATACTGACTTATCACTAGAAGAAAGAAAAGCAGGATTGAAATTATGGGGAGAAGGTGTTAAAGATTATTCTGCTGCTACACAAACACAAATTGAAGATACAGAATCAACAATTAAATCAATAGTAAATACTTACAATACATTAGATCCTGAACAAATAACAATACCTGTTATTACTGAAGCTATTCTTGTTGATGCTAAAGGAAAACCAATAAGAGAAGCTATAAAAGAAAAATATGATCAACAATATGAAGATTACAATAAAGAAGTAATAAAAGCAAAAAAGGATTCAGAAATAAAAAATAATAACTCTAATAGTGTATTTAATGTTTCTGCTCAAAAAGGTAGTGATATTGATCAAGATAAATTTCAATCTAAATTGGAAGTCATAAATCAAAAATACAAAGAAGCTATTATAGCTAATTCTGTGTTAGAAAAAATGTCTGATAAACAGTTGGAAGATACAACAAATAAATTAAAAAGTATTGAACAACAACAAGGTATTATTTATCAACAAAATTATCAATATAGCAAAGGTTCACAAAGAGTTGAAAATAATATAGCAAAAGGTTCAGGTTCAGGTTCAGGTTCAGGTTCAGGTTCAGGTTCAGGTGGTAAAGTAAAAGACATTATACCAACTGGTTCTATAGCTGATTATGAAAGTAAGATTAAAGCATTAGAAAAGGAACTAACTTTAACTGTTGATCCTAATTCTTACAAAGAAATAAAAGATCAAATAGGGAAACTAGAAAAA